GTTACCCTTTTTTCACCCGAAACAGAAAAATAAATTTCTGGCTAATTTATACTTGACTTTTCATAGCTGGTCTCCTTTTATTTTTTTAATATTTTTAATGATATAGGGTATGTTAATAAGGTAAAAAATATAAATGGAACAAATTTTGTTATACATACAAGTATCAAACCAATTGAATAACAAACTAAAGTTATATTTTCAACAATTTTATATTCTTTATCCATATACATTACTTCTACTTTCTTTTAATTTTTATAATAGCTTTTCGTACTAAATCAATTGGGATAATCATAAATGCCAAAACAACTGTCACGCCCCACTGCGTTGGTGTCATTGCTGTACATCCCATAATATCTCCACCGTACTGTGCCAGAACAAATGTTAAAGCAAAAATTGCTACTGCAATTTCTACGAAGAGCTTATTCTTTCTGATTCCTTTAAATAAATTGAATCCATCGGTTCTGATATTAAATCCATTAAATGTTGCCATCATAACAAGAAGTGCAAATCTAGCTGTTGCATAAATAGCTTCATCATTTCCGAAAATTTTCTGTACCGATGGTAATAAAGTAATACCAAAGATTCCAATAAATGCTACAACTGATACTGCAATCTGACCGATAGTTTCTTTTGAAAGAAGTTTTGATCCTTTTGGAATAGGCTTTTCTTTCATATATTCGTCTTTCGCAGGTTCTCCACCAAAGGAAAGAGAATTAAGAGAATCCATAACAATGTTAATTACAAGAATCTGCACTGCAGCAATTGCTTCCACAGACATAATAATTGGATATAAGATACTGAGAAGTACTAGACCAACATTGATTGGTAACTGAAATTTCAAGAACTTCATAACATTATGCATAAATGTTCTTCCCAAAAGAACTGCATCTGTGATAGATACAAAGTTATCATCTGTGATAATAATATCTCCAGCTTCTTTACATACGTCTGTTCCAGATCCCATTGAGAATCCAACATCTGCAGCTTTCAGTGCTGGTGCATCATTTGTTCCATCGCCAGTCATACCTACACAAAGACCAAGTTCTTGAGCTAAACGTACAATTCTAAGTTTAGTGTTTGGTGTTGCTCTAGCAATAACTTTAATATAAGGAAGTTTTTCTTTTGCCTCTTCATCTGACAATGCATCAAAGTCAATAGCTGACATTGCAATATCAGATTCACTTGTGATCAATCCAGCATCTTTTGCGATAGCTTTCGCTGTGTCGATAACGTCGCCAGTTACCATCATTACTTGGACTCCTGCATCGTGCATTTTTGCCACTGCTTCTGGTACTTCCGGACGAACATCATCACGAATTGCAACCAAAGATGTAATAATAAGATCATTTGGGAATCCATCTTCTGGAAGCTTAGAAGAACTATAACCAGTAGCAATTACTCTCATTGCTTTAACGGTATATGATCTTACAATCATTTTAAGTTTATCTTTATCAATAGGCTCAAGACCGTTTAGAGTCACGCATTTTGTTGCTGCATCAATCAATCTCTCTGGAGCACCTTTATAATATGTAAATGTCTCACCGTTATATTCTGTTTCAACAGCACTAAATTTATTTGCACTATTAAAACTCTTCTTGTTTACAATAGTTGTAGATCCAGTGATTTTCTTATACTCATCTGCATTAACTAAAGAAAGTAATGCTCTCTCTGTGGCATTTCCACCAACAATTTTATTATTTTCATCAAACATTGCACTACTATTTAAGATGACATTATATTTAAACAAATTATATGTATTTTCATCTTCTATAATAGATTTTCCATCACCCATTACATTCTCTACCGGCACAAGTTTACCTACTGTAAGAGTTCCTGTCTTATCGGTACAAAGTAACTGAATATTACCTGCTTCTGGAATCTTGTTAGTGTGTTTAGCTAGGACATTGTGTTTAATCATTACTTTTGCATTCTGCGCAGTAATTAGATTAATAATAAGCGGAAGTCCTTCTGGAACTGCTGCAACAATAATGGTAAGCGCAGTTACTGCAATGGTAAGAATATTCTTCAAAATACCAATCCAACCCATTCCAAAATATTCTGCAACGCCACCATACTGAATAATATTTGTGATAACCAGTGCTACAACAATGATTGAAGCTCCAATATATCCGAACCTGCTGATTTGTCCAGCAAGATCCTCCAACTGGATTTCCAGGGAAGTCTTTGTTTCTTCGATTTCATCAATGGTCGAAATTGTCTGACCGTTTACTGTGTCAACACCAACGTTAGTTACAATCATTTTTCCTTCGCCATCTGTTACCGTTGTTCCGGAAAACAGTGCATAAGAATTTGTATAATCACTTGAATCCGCTTTTCTCTGACCACCAAATGTGATAGGTGAATCTTCTTTATCCCATGCTGTTTTTTTGCAAGGCTCTGACTCTCCATTCAATACAGAGTTGTCAACTTTTACATTTCCTTCTACTAAATATCCGTCTGCATAAATTGCTTCGCCGGACTGAATAATTACAAGATCGCCAACAACCAAATCATTTGAGTTGATATGCTCAACCTTTCCATCACGAATTACATTACAATAATGAATCGAAGTTCTGTCTTTCAATTCTTTTGCACTTTTCTGGCTTTTCAGTCCGGTGTTCATTCCTAACAATGCGATTGCCAATAATACTACTGCAACACCAATCGGTTCTGAATAAGATCCCTGTCCAAACACTGCAATAACTGTAAATACAATCATCATTGCTAAAAGAATCTGATTTATGTGACTTTCAAATGTTTCCATAAAGAATTGAAACCCTGTTTTCAGCTTTTTCTCTGGCAGTTTATTACTACCATACTTTTCTCTCTGTTTTTCTACTTCACTACTTTTTAAACCGTACAAAATTAAATTTCTCCTTTCACAATTCTTTCATTTACAGACATAACAAACTCATTGATTTTCTTATAATCAGGCTTCTCTGGAAGTTTTGTCTGCTTTATAACTTCCTGAAGCTTTTCTTCTCTTTGATCAAGAAGATCATAAAATTCCTTTTTGATAGTAATTCCGTCAGTGAAATCACCACGCTTAACAGCAAGCAGTTCTTCTCTTTCTGTCTTATCTTCTCTATATGTGCAATATTCTCCTGTGGTTAATAACTCAATTCCCATGTCATAAACTCTTAAAAGATGACTCATATGCTTAGAAATTTTCCCATGAGTTACAGCATAATTATTACGTTTATTGTTTTTGTCATAACTACTGCATACTGTTTTCATCTGATTCCAAAGATTGCACCAATCTCTTAATGGATAATGTCTGAGATTAATATCCATATAAATTTCTTTATTAAATTCTGGTCTAACAGAATCATCAATATACAAATTGATACTATTGTCGTCATATGGAGAGTATTTTTCTCTTTCCCATTGATTTACAGCTTCAATACTTTGTAAGATATGCTTTTCTTTCTGCTCTTGATCAGATGCATTTGCAGATTTATTTTGCATTCTACGAATCTGAGATCGTGAGTATTGGGTAAACGTATGTACACATAGCTGAGACATAAATAAATGCCTATTTTCATATAGTTCTTTGCCAATTGGAGACATGTATAAATAATGCTCATTTCTAAGTCCTAATAACTCGCATGTACCAGGATCAGCTTTAGTTAAAAGATATACATACTTTTTCAATGATTTAATTTCAACATCAAGTACATTGTTTCGTACATTATCAAAATCCTGTCCAAGTAATACTTCTTCTTTTGAATTTAAAGCAATTCCACGAATGTCAACATCAGAATTTGGATTTTCCAGTCCATATGCATAGCTTCCACCTAGCCCCAACAAAATAATGTTGGAGCCAAGGTGTTCATTATTTCTCAGAAAATCATAGTCCGGACCAGCTACTTTTTTCTTAATCTCTTCAATCGTCATATCAATCAAACCTATCTACCTTAATCATTTTTACAGTGTTTCCAGTAGTTACTTTAATAATCAAATTCCATTCTTTGTCTTTGCTGTAACCAACACCACAAGCACTTGCTTCATCTTCGCCCTCAATAGGTGTTGACGCAGTATACGCTTCAAGTGTTTTCCTAATTTCCTGTAGATCACCCTTAAGCATCTCAGTAAAGAAACCACGTCCAACTCCGCCTGTCATATCTTTACAGTCTTTCAATAAGAAGAAAGTGTGTTCACCAGATCGTTTATATGGATTTTCTCCCCACATGTTTGGAGACGGAATAATTGCAACAACTTCTGAGAATCCGTTGCTGATTCCCCAAGTTTCTTTAGTTTCTGTCTTTTTAGAATTTGCAGTAAATTTAGGATCTTCGCCATGACGATAATCAAATTCAAATACTACGTCTGTATTTTTTCTATAATTATCACTTGTAAGATTTCCGTCATAAGTATAAATTTTTCCATTTACTTCAAGCTCTAATTTATATGGATTCTGGGTTGCTCTATTTGTATAGTTATTAACAAAGAATTTATAACGTCCTTCTGGAGCAGTTCCAGTTGCCCAACGAATATTCTCGACAGGAGTTACTGTTTCACCATTAACATTTGCATCAACATCCAACGAACCATATCCGTGATTCTTATGTCCAAAATAAATTTCCACTCCATCCGGACAAATGCAATGCACATCAAGATCGGTACATGTATTCCAGATTAGAGAACATCTGATCTCACAACCTTCATATTTTGCACCTTTTGCTTCAAGTCGCTCACGAATTACAGAATCAATACCACTCTGGTAATACCAAGAAAATGTATTATCCCAGTTCATAATATTTTCAGATTCCGGAACAGCAGCTGTTACAATTCCCATAAGATGAGTTGTTCCATCAACTTTTACTTCCAACTTATCTGCAGTAGGAAGAATTGTTTTTCTGAATTTATCCCATGTCATAGTTACCTGTGGAATTACAGATTTTGTCTCATTACTATCTGTAGTTTTAGTCTGAACTCCTGCAAATACTCCAGTCTTTACTTCCTCTTTCTTCTCAGTTTTACTCTTCCAAATAAACTCATTCTCAGGAAGCTCATCCAGTTTTGCATATCTTCTTCTAAGTGAATCTGCAAGACCAAGTTTTTCAATAAGTTTTTCAGCACTTTCAACAGCTCTCTGAGTAGGTGCAGACTGTGAACGTCTATAATTCTCAGCACTCATATTTGTCTCAAATTTTCGTTTGATTGTATCAAAGTCATCTCCATCTATAATATAATCAAGTAATGTACCTAACATACTTCCGGAAATGTGAGTAAATCCATTTGGAGCTGTAGCAGCATATTTCCAAATCATATTAGTGTGCTGTGGCTGATCATTGATAGAAGCAATCTTCTCTTTTGTTTCCTTAAACCATTTGCACATTGCTACATAGCTGCTACCTCTATATAAACTTCCGGATTCTAATAAATTAAGTGCCTGATCAATCTGTGACATGGAATACTTCTCAAGTGCTCTTTTCAGCATTCCATAATCTTCAGCTTTCTCAGCAGAAACCTGTGAAGCATTTTTTACTCTTGATGTATTGATCATTACTCTTGGAAGTTTTACAGAAAAATGATGGAATCCATTAGTATCATATGTTCCAAGATCCACATAGTCTGATACGAATATATCCTGGACCTGTGCAGATTCAACAATCTCTTTCATTTGTGTAATTGGTTCAATAAACATTCCAGGGATATTTTCAATATTCCAAATAGCAGATTCAGTTGTTCCATCGTCTTTAATAAATACAAGTCCACCAAATCGATCTACAAAGTGTTTACAAGCTCTACATGTATATTCCTGTTTGCAAGCATCTGGAAGATAGTAAAGAAATGTGTCAAATAAGTCAGATACGCTTGTTCTGAACAATGGTGTTTTTACATTGTCTTTTAATTTTGATGCAAAAGTTTTCTTAATGTTTTCAATAAGTTCCTCATATCCATTGTTCTCATTTTTCCAAATTTCCGGATCATACATCTTCATAATTTTTTCTCCTTATTTTTTATTCAAAATATTTTTTAATGAGTTTCTTGGCAGATTTATCAGGAAGTAATTTTATAAGTCTGACAATTTCTTTAGTACACTCTCTTTCAAAATCATTGTCAGAGTCCTGTACCTCTTTATTGAATTTATCAATATATGAATTACTTACTTTCTGCTCCTTAATACTTTCTTCTCTCTTTTCTTTCATTTCATTCTGAATTTTCTTCGCTCTTTCAATATAATCATCTGCAAGAAAATCGTCATACTGCATACTTACAGCATCTCTGATCTTATTTGTAAGATCCACTGAAAGAATTGTTACAGCACCCATCGTTGGACGCATAACTGAGAGAAGTCCTTTTTCACTCATTCCTAACTTCTCATAAACTGTTTTAGCTCTACTGAAAATTTCTCTATCTGTCATTTCATAAAAAATTAATTCTGCTTTTGTCATATACTTGATGTTCTCCTTGAAAATTATAGGTTTTTGTGCTACTGTTATCCCTATCGACCATCGCAACTTGACGGTTGATTTGAATTAAAAAAGCAAAACTGAATAAGGAGATATTGAGATGCTAAATTTTCTAAAGTTTGTTTTCTCATGCCTTGGTACATACGGATTGTATTTGATTTTGTCACATATGATAAAATTTTATGCAATACATATGATTTGCCATCATTCTGAGCTTTCAGATGAAAAGGTAAGTCATATAACTCGTATGCTATACAAGGACAAAAGTTATCGTAAAAAATAACTTCCTGCCTTACTGCAGTTTGCTTTAATAATTCTACTTAGTCATTTGGCTACAAATATGTAGTCATTTGCTCCTTTATTTGAGGGCTGTTTTCTTTTCAGATTTCGGTCCTCTATTTTAAGAGTATTAATACTCATAAAACCAAACTTTTATCGCTTTGTCTTGAAATTATTTTTCACTACAATAATTGTTACAATAAGAAAGATTACAAGCATCACAAGGCTAATCCACAATGGAATTAGAACAACTGTCCATGACCATGTGATTAATCCGGTAAGCTTAAGTACCAGAAACACAATTTGTAAAACACCTAGAATTCCAATTCCACTTGAACTGCTACTATTTCTTTTGTTATTCATTTCTCTATTCCTCCTATTCTTCAACTTTATATTTGCAAACTAATGGACATTCTTCTTCATTGCATTCATTATCAGTCAGTTCACATCCGTATTCTTTATAGCCGGTATCCCACTCAGAATAAGATACATAATTATATTCGCAATCATCTAATTTGCATTCTATAACTTTATCTTCCATAATTAATCCTGCTTCGTTGCGATAGATTTAATATTATTCTCAAGCTGCCTATATGTATTATTTTGTGTAAGTATATTTAATACCGTGTTTGAAAGCATATCTTTAGTAGTATTGTCAAAAGTTTCTTTCATGGTGCGATTAATCTGATCACGAATATCTTCAAAGTAACTATCCATTTTCTTTTTAATTTCTTTTTCCACATATGTTTCATAATATTTTTTTATATACTCATCAAATGTTACTTCTTCGTATCTGTCATATTTACCCATCATTCTGAATCTCTCATTGTCTAATCGTTCTTTTAAGCACTTCTTTATATACTCTTCAACTGTGTACTCATTTACATCTGCATCGCCCCAGAAATCTTCTTTTCTGACAGTAATTTTAGTATTTGTAATATAATCATTTACAAATTCATTGAAATTTTTTGTCACTACTTCTGAAATAATATCGCCACCAAGTTTTGCTACCTGTTCTTTAATGGTATCCTCTACTTGCGATTTAACTGCTTCTTCAATATTTCCAGACACAGATTTTTCAATGAGATCCTGCAAATTATCCATTTCAAATGTTATCTTCATTTCTCCACTCCTCCTTATTACCTACTTCCAAAAGAAAACTAAAAATGTTACAACAATTTGTGCTAAATGAATTATCTGATCCTGAATTAAATTAATCTTTTTCTTATTTGCTTTCATATTATCTGTAATCATGTGAATTATTACATTAAGCACAAACACTAACGGATAATAATGTCCACCAAATATAATTACATACAATGTTGGTGCAAGCATCATCATAAATGTCCAGCTAAAACTATGCATAAATAACGCCATCAGATAATCATGCTTATATAAATCATCTGGAGCATTTTTCTTCCACCACGATTTTTGTTTCGCAGACGCTAACCATCCTTGAAGATAATAGTCATCCACTATATGGCAAAAAATCATAGTGATTAAAATAATGAAATATTTCATCTACAATACCTTCTTCTCTATTCAATTTTTATTTATTCTGGAAATTAACTGCGGAATCGCAGCTATAAGAATTAATCCCAGGAGATTTTATCTCCATCTATTTTGTATCTTTTGTAATATTTCATTCCCATGTCAAACAAAATTTGTCTATATTGCTTCTTATACGTATTCCATGGATTAAAATAATATTCATCGTTTGCAAATATAAATGTTGTATGTTTTTTACCTTCCATCATTGCCATAGATATTCTTCTATTTTGGTCATAAACAGCACTATTAAATACATCCTTTATACGTTTATTAACTTTGTAACATCCTACTTTTTTAGTAATAAAAGGAATTTTATATATACTTTTTTCAATTTTTTCTTGCAACATTAAACATATAAGAAAAATTATTAAAATTGTAAAAACCATAATACCAATAATAGCTATAGTTGTACTGAACATAATTTTCTCCTATAAAACTAAATTTTACCACAACATTTCTGAAATGAGCCAAGCTGGTCCATCATCAGGTTTGATCTGCCTACAACTCACAGCATGATAATAAGCCTGTTCTCTATTCAGAAATTCTCCATTAGTTGTTATAAATCCTTGTTCAAGTTCTTTGTATCCTATTTTTGGTTCAAAACCAAGTGCTGCCAATTGTCTAAATGGAGCATCGTGTCTCAATCCACATAGGACAACCTCTTGATCAGTTTTCTCAATATAAAATTTAACTGCAGCTGCTATAATCATTTTTTACCGTATCTCTCCTTAAGTTTATCTGTTAGTGTTACTGCCACAACATGTGTTCCAAGGTAATAATTAAGGGCAGTACCGATTAGATCATATCCCTCGTCTACAAGGATATTTTCAGGTAATCTAAATCTTATTGATTCAATGTCATTCTCAGTTAACGGTACCGGAATACACAAGTCTAAGTCTTCAGCCATTTTTAGCAAATTAACAGCCCTATCTTTTGTTTTGGTTAATATAGGATATTGAGTTGTTGCGCTTGTATAAAGTAACTGTGCACTCTTTCCGGTACCTCGATCTTTGATAATCAAATTTGTACTTATATATTCTCCTTTACAATCCAAGTTCTTCAATTACCGGCAATACCCTATCTGTTAATTCTGGATAAAATTTTGCTAACGTCTCTCTAGCATTTAATGGCTTGTCTGGTTTTGTATATCTTGCACACTCCCAGTCAATTACCATTTGTACAAAATCAGAATGTGTTTTTGCTTTAACATTATGATGAGGCATATGGAGTCTGTGCCAATAGCGTACTTTCTTATAATCAAAAAACATATACAAGAACATTTTATCTAAATCATGGAATAAACTTCTAAAAGTATTGTGTCCCAATAACTGCTTCTCAATTTTTCTAAAAGCTTTTCTATGATCTAATGTATATTTAATTCTATCCTTATTCTTCATTTTTCTTCTTTCTTTCCAGTTTTATCATACCAATAATAATTAGATTTCTTCTCGTCATTCTCAGTACCTTTTTCTTTTATCCAATGATACTGTCCTTGATCACGACAAGCCATTTCACAAGCATTCATAATAGTTGTAAAATTATTTGATTTTAACATCAATAATTCCATATCAAAAACTTTGAACTCTCTAATTAGTTCTGATTTTTCCATGTCTTTTTCAGACACCCCATAGATGCATATTGTATGAGTCCACTCATAATATTCGCATTTATTGTATATAGAAATTAAGCTATTATCTTGAGTGATTCTATTAATAAATCCATTTACAATCTTAGTCAGATATTCCTGGTTAAATGAAGAAACAACATCATCATTTATTTTGTATGTAATTTTATATGTGCCTGTTGGACCTTCACCATATTCCCCATAATACTCATTTACAGTTTTAATACCTGCAAGCATTTTAATTGGTCTTGGATTATTAGCAACAATTCCAACTTTCTTAGCGTATTCTAATAGATTAGGATATTTATCATAATTCCCAAATGGAATGCCGCATTGAACTGTAAAAGCAACTCTAAAAACTAACCAAGTTTGTCTCATATTTAGTTTGCCACTAGGATCTATAAATACATTTTCTGTCTCTCCATTTTCGTATAGTTCCTTAATTTCATCAGGATTGTAATATTTTCTTCCATTAGAGTCGTACCATCCAATGACATCAGTGTTTCCACTATACGAGTCCATTTCATCGGTTATTATATAAATTTTATCAACAAAACGTTTTTTTTCATTCTTCAATTCTTCCATGCTTTTATCTCCAAATAAAAAGTTTATTTTATATCCTCAGTTACAATTTCACCATATCGCCATATAGCTACACAATCTGTAGTCTTACTTGTACAGCCATAGTCCCAAGCATATATTTTTCCGTCTTTATATTTTGCAAAGTAACGTAATACCCATTCGTCAATTTTATTTTCTTTTACTCTAATCAACGTATCAACAGGCACATTAGACCAATCAACTTCTGGTTCTTCATATTCTTCGTCAAGCCATAATATTTGTAATGTTCTACAATCGCTACATGATATACTACTACAATTAATATTATTTTGTTTGAGAATAATAGGTTTTATGATTTTATTACAAAGATTAATATCATTATTTCCATTTATGACAATGCTTTTAATTTCTTCTGCATATTTTTCTCTATTTTTCATTTTCTATCATCCTTTTTTACTTTTCTCTTTTGTTTTTTCTTAATCCATACATCAATCTCAGAATCTGAAATAGAATACATTTGCTTTAGCATTTCGATGCAGATCTGCATGTCCATGCTGCTACTTTACTTCCTATATTATTCATTATTTTTCTCATTTCTTTCTAATTTTCTTCCACAATACGGACAGTATATAAAATTATCAATAGTTGAAGTTAGCTTAATTAACCCTTTTTCTTCTGCCTCTCTATATAACTTTAGTTCTTTCAGCCATTTAATGAGTTGCCAATGTTGTATCTCTATTATTTTACAATTTGATTTTATATCATTATCAATAGAATCAACTGACTCAAAATTCATAGCGCTACGTGCTCTTTCCACTATTTCTTCTTCATAAGCAATAGCTTCGTCTAGCGTTATTCTTAACATTTTTTCTTCATCTCCTCCAACTTCTTCTCTATCGGATTAATAATCTCTTCCAATACCTGCTGCTCATAATTTTCTTTCCAGATTTTTTCTCTTTTCCAAAATGGAGCTTTTTTAACCTTGCCGATTAAATCAATACACACCATGGCAGTTAGCATTCCCCAGCATCCATCGCAGGCTCTTTCATTGCACCAGTTTTCAAATTCTTTAAATTTCATTTTTGAGTTCCTCCAACTTATCCTCAGCTTTCTTATTGGTAAGGAATACGGTTTTACCAATTTCACTCATTGGAAAAGCTCCTGTTATTGAACCGGTATAGTTTTCGTAATAAAATATAATTTCATCTTCTGTTCCTATATCTGGTTCTACATAGCTGTCACAATATCCATATGAAAATGCTTTTATTTCATACAATTCCTGATATCCAAAATCGTTATCCAATACCATATCTCCAACCTTACACGGCAGCCTCACAAGCAAGCCATGTTTTTCTAAATCTTTGTATTCCTTCAATTCTTTCTGCATTATCGCTAATTTAGCAAGCTCTAATCCAGTAAATGTACCGTTTTCTTTGAGTTCCTTTAATTCTTTTAAAGTGCCAATATCTTTGTAAGATTTTAATTCTTCAAGCCACTCTGCGATCTGTTCATATTCCTTTACATATTGATTGCATATATCTGCATGTAACTCATTTGCATCTTCTGAACCCATGTCTGCATTCTCGGCACTCCATTTATAACGATTTGCAACTATCTTTGACTGTTTAATACCATCATCAATTAGAAATCTCTCCATCTACTTCACCTCTTCCAATTGACTTTCTGTGGTATTTGCAAGTAATAACATTGATTCAATAACTTTATCTGTTAATGACATTCTGTCTTTGTTATTCGCAAAATACTTAACGTGAGCTATTGCTTCTCTAAGTTTCTTTTCATCTTCTATTACATCTGATGCTTCCCATAGTTTTGTATCGCTTTTATAAGTAATTATTTTATCATTATAAAAATTCAACACGTTGGGAATCGGAATATTAATAAGATTTAAGTTACGACTACTAGACCATGTAAATCTTTGTAATTTCGCCATTTTTAAAAGACTCTCGTATTCTTCCTGTGTTCTAACAAACACGCTCTTTCCTACTAAATCAATCATCAACTACACCACCTTTCACGATTTCAAGTGCCAATGCAATTGCCTGTTCCATACCTATGTATTTTTTTATCTCAGTGTTATCTTTAAAAATAAGTGATAGTTCGGAATATATATCCTTTGTTTCTTCTAGCTGCTCAACAATTCTATTAACATCATAGGCTGTAGGCTGTTTCTGAATAGTTGTAATTGCAAGATGCGTAAACAAGTCCATTGGACTTATATCTTCTTCTGCAGCTTTCTGCTTTTCTTTATCCCAATACCATTTTGACATTTCTTCGATTAATTTATCTGCATCGATCAGTCTCATACCTTTACCTCATTATCATTTGGCATCTGGAATACTACAGTTTCTTTTAAAACATTTTGTGTTTTCGTATACATTTTATCTACATCGTCTGATTCATTAACGAAAAGTGACATTGTTGCAAGACCGTTTGCAACAGTATGTGTGGTTTTATAATCGACATATCTTTTCTGTATCATATCAAGCACTTTTATGGCTTTTGCTTCTGTAGAATATTTTCCAAGTGTATACGCGTCTTCAAAATCGTTATATACAATAGCAAAATCTTTACCAATTTTTTCCATGTAAATTGCAGTTAAATTATTAAAATTTAATAAAAATACTTTATCTTGACTCCTAATTAACATTTTGTGCTCTCCTTATCAAACCTACTCTTTAACATTCCGGCTTTAATCAATTCATAAATAATATCCAGGTATGTTCTTTTGTCTCTATATCTGCAATTTGATTTTTTATGAATCCTCGGATCATCATCCTTCCAGTTATTTACATCAAAACAGCTATTACTTACAAATAGCATTTTGATTCCTCTGGAAACACAAATGTAATAGCATTCTGATTTTCCATACTCTCCTACACATTTCTTAAAACCAAACTTTTCAAATTCTTTAGCCGGTACTGTTGGAATTAACATTTTGTATCCTCACTCCAATCAAGTTTCTGCCCACAATAAAAGCAGTATTTTATGTTATTAAAATAGTAAAATTCAAATCCACACACAGGACATTCTCCACGTCTATTAATTTCATTTCCATTAAAATCCATAACAGGACACATCTTTAATACTTTCTTTTCAGTTTGCTTATCAAGTGCTTCTGAAATAGTCTTTAATTGTTTAAGTAACTCTTCTTTTTGATTAACGTCTGTTACTCCAAAATTCATATCTACCACATCACCTTTTCAACATTCTCAAATTCTGGAAATAAATTACCACTAACAACGTCATCCCAGTATGTGATTCCTTGTTCATGATCTCTCATCCAATTTATTAGCTCATGCAACGCATCAAAGAATTCTTCTTCATTATGTGCTTTATATGAAACTCCATATTCAAAGTCGTCATAGTCGCAAATACTTATATAGATTTCGTATGGACCATACCATTTTGAAATAGCATCTTTATATGCATGTAATGTTATAAATGGTCTTCCACAAATACCTGTATAATTATCAAGAAATATTGATGATTGTACAAAAAGTCTTTCGTATGTTTTTGATACAGATTTTTCAATTATCAATTTTTATCACCTACATTTTTTGAAAAGTAATCTCCATACTTCCATCTTCTTTTTTAGTTACATTTGGACATTCGTCTTTTTCTAAAGTAATTTTTTTAACATCTCTTAAAACGCTATAATTAACAAAAAAGTCATTGCAAATAATCGTATAATCAGGAATAAAAATTTTATATTGATTTTCAGATATTTTATTTATGTAAAAATCGCAAATATTTTTTATTGGGCTAGAATCTTTTACCAATACGTTAATTGAATTTAACAAAATATCTTTATCTTCCAAAATATACACTGAGCCATAAAAACTTTTCGATTTATAAATCACTTCTTTATATTCTTCTATTTTCATTCCATTTTCTCCCATAAAATGTTTCTTTTATCTTACATTTTAACCAGCTCATAAATTTTATCCTTCATACTCAGTAAACAATTCTCCAAGTGACATATTATTATATTTCGCAAGATCCATAGCACATGCAACAACATTTTTGGGCAACGATACACCAATCCTATTACACAAATATTCCGTAAGTGAATCATATTTTTCACATGATTCTTCTTCATATTCATCAGGTAAATAATAATTGTAATCCCAGCATATTAAGTATTTTCCATTTATAATTGCTCTGGAAGTTGGCTTACCCAAAACACTTCCAGTGCTTGACCGCCACCATGCGTTTTTACCAGCCAATTCAACAAATTCATCTTCAGAATAATCACAAATAATATCAAATATATTATCGGTCATTGCCCAAACTTCATAATCAGTACCCTTATAAGTTCTTTCAAACATTCCGCCATCACATGGATATTCTATTCTTCTAAAAAATTTTTCCAAATTATAACCTAGAATTTCTTTCATACTAATCACCACACTCTATGAAATGCAAAATTATCTTCTTCACTCTTAAGTTCAGTACACTCACTATATCTGATAATCTGTTTACAATTTGGGCAGTGAATAGTACATTGCTCTGGTTTTGGATCTATACATCTTGGTACACAGCCCTCATGCTCCTGAAAAATAAATTTGGTTCCACAATTTTTACATATACACCCATACTCTTTTTCTCCACCTTCTTTATAAAGATGATTATTTTTTGTCTGTACAATTTCCATTTTATTTACCTCGCTCCATTAAAATATTTTACAATCTGACTTCCAACCCAGCGTCCCATTGGAACGGCAACAGCATTACCAATCTGTCTATAAGCATCACTATCACTTCCACAAAATTCAAACCAATCTGGAAAACCCTGTAGTCTTGCATACTCTCTGACTGTATATGGTCGGATTCTATTACCATCTTTAATTAATCTAGTTCCTCTATCTTTTGAATAGTGTGCTACACATGTTGGTGCAAGATCATCACATTCAGGATCAGAAACAATTGGTTTGTCTCTATAATTACCATTGATACGATTTAATACATACTGTGGAATATTTACTTCACTGTCTTTTTGAATAATATCTTTCAAGCGTAAGGGAGTTTCGTCCGGATAATCCAGATTGATAAATGGCTTTTTGCTACCAATAAGAATTAATCTCTTACGTTCTTGTGGTAGCCACATATTTGCGTTTACAGGACATTCGATTCTTACATAATAATCTGGTAACTTAGTCAGTGCCTCCATAACCACTTTAAATTTAATCATTCCAGGAACATTCTCAACTACATACATTTCTGGTTGTGCCAATGCAATATGTCTAAAGAAATGAAGAAATAAATCATCACCTGTTCTTGCGCCATTAATATCTGCAGCAGTTGAATATTTTGTACATGGAAAAGTTCCAATATACACATCTGCATCTTGCTGATCAAGAACTGTAATTTTAGTAATATCAGCTTCGTTAACCTTGTGCTTAAAATTTTTTCTTAACGTATCACAACATTTCTTATCAATTTCGTATGATTCAAGAATATTGATCCCTGCTTCTTCAATTCCAAGATCCATTCCACCTGCACCACTAAAATAGCTTTTCGCTGTAATCTGCATTTTATTTTCCATCCTTTATTGTTTTATATTGCTTACTTCTAATTTTCCAGATCTTTTAATCCAGATAAATTCCAGATTCTATCGTTACTCTACCGAATGACTTGCATTCACAATCTTCTTATAAATACCTTCGTATAAGACTCCATCATTACCATTGTATGTATATTCTGCCAGAACAGCTGCAGCACAAGTACCTACAATACATTTATAGTTCTGTAAAGTCTCACACATCCAAACCACAAATACATCATCGGTATCAATCTTCTGAATGTCATTTGGTCCTTTATTAGCATAGCTGCTTTTGTTATACCATTCTACAAATTTGTTTTTACATACATTCTGGAAATGATCCATTGATTTGATAACCATGTCACTACTCCTTTATTTATTAGTATTAATTAAGATTTTCTAAAACATCATTTAGTGTCTTGTAGTTATGCTCTTTTAAATAATCAACAATTTCTTGTTTTGAGCCATATGCAAAATAATCTCTTATTCCATATTTAATTCCACACTCATCAACCATAATTCCATTAACAATTTTTCGATTTGAACAATTAAAACAAATACTATCTTCCTTACTGTTTCTGTCGAGCTTCCTTATTCTTCTTTCAAAACATTTATTTTTCATAATTTTATTCTCTTTCTCAACAATAATTTCACATGCGTATTGTCCTTAATACTAATTCCGAAATCTTTCTCTACAACAGATCTTGTATACGGAAGACAGTATGTATTGATATATACGATTTCATAATCATAAGGAATCTTCTTTAACAGCTCTTCTAAAGTAATTGGAAAATAATTCTCTTTTACTTCTCTATCCCAATTTTCCACATACTTATACTTCATAAGAAAATGTAAAAAATTCCTATTATCCATAAGAAGTCCCCATATTAATTGAAACTCTTTTATCTGTTTATTATCCGCTTTCTCAATCAATTTTAAATAATCTGCCATATCAGTACGTCTATTAACATTCTTTGAAACACATAAATCACGAATTGAGATATACTTAAATTCAGATAAGAATACATTATTCCAGAATTCATAAATTTCATATTCGTTACAATAGGAATATATTTCGTGAATTACGCTTGATAAATTAAGCAAAGAACTTTTACCATAGACATTACTTGGAAATGTATCAGTAAAACTAATATTTGAAATACCGGCAGATTTAGTCTGCGCAATACTAATCATCTCAGGATTATTATCATATCCAATATACCTTACATTAGGCATTACTTTATTCATCTCTCTGATTAATGTTCCATCAGCACAACCAAAGTCTACAATATTTTTTACACCTGAAATTTTATTCATAAAGAATAGTTTATCATCACATGATTTCGACATTCTGGACGTATATGTATTAATATCTGATATTTGATTCATTATTATAATCACCCTCTTAATTTTTCTTCTGTAATATCATCCTCTGTCATATGTCTTGTTAAGTACCGCAAAGAATTGTCCTTCCAGGTAATCTTTTCTAATTTCTGATTTGTGGTAGAATTCTAATGTTGTACTACCACCAAGATTTTTCTGTGCTTTTGACAACCGGTTAAATCCAATTCCGTAATAGATATAGCAGCTAATATTACAATTACTTTATTCTTCATTTTTTATCTCTTACTTCCAAATATTTATTTACTCTATTTAATCCAATTTTATAGATCTCTTCATCTTTTTCTATACAAATATAATTTCTACTTGTATTTATAGCTGCTATTGCAGTTGTACAACTTCCAGCGCATGAATCCAATACAAAATCACCTGGATTTGTATATGTCTTAATAAGCTCTTCAATCAAAGCTGCTGGTTTTTGAGTTGGATGTAATGCAGATTTCTGAACATCTTTTGCAAACTTCCAAACAGATCTTGGATAACGTTCTGTACTATCATAGGTTGTCAATCCATGTTCACCATAATCTGTTGTTTCTTTACATCCAACCTTATGCTCTGCTTTACTTACTTTTCTTACATGACCTGTAGTTTTCTGAGGATTATATGTAGGCAATTTACTATAGAAAATACAAATATCTTCGTGTGATCGTAAGGGCATTCTTTTAGCATTTAAGAATCCAGTTGGTTGTGTCTTCTCCCAAATCAAGTTGTATTTCCACATTTTACGATTACTCTGCATCAAATCTGCGGTAAACATACCACTCCCAAAAAGTATAATTACTCCATGATCTTTGATAATTCTTTTATACTGTTTCCATAAAGGCTCAAATGGAATTACTGTATCCCATTTATTCTGCGCAGTTTGACCATACGGAAGATCTGTGATAATTGCATCAATAGAATTATCATCTATCTCTTCCATTTTTATCAAACAGTCATCATTGTAAATTTTATTAATTTCTAACATTACTTCTTTTGGAGCAAACCATGATTTTATCGCTGCAGCAAAACTCGTTACTCCCTTTATTTAGTCTTCAAATAACTATCTTCACAATTATAAATAAACAATTTCTCAGTGGATTTACTCTTGTCTGTAGCTTTAATACTTCTACTTGCTTCCTGCTCCCAAATACATTTAAAATCCTCTGGTGCAGATTGTTCACTAACCAAAACAATATTATCTTGCGACCAAAATCTCATAGTATTCCAAAATTCGTCATAATTAAATTTAGTTGCATTTGCATATTGTTTTGTATTTACATATGGCGGATCACAGTATATAACACAACCAAATAACTCATATTCATTATAATCGCATGAATTAAATATAATATCCTTTAAATTTGGTACTTGTGTCAGTAAATTATCTTTCGACTCTCTGTAATAATCTCTATAACGCTGTCCATTCTTAGTTTTTTCATAACCTGGTTTAGCCCACCCACCATCAAACCATCTTCCGTTGTACGATGCTAAAAATCCAATATTTCCTATTTGCCAATCTTCAAACTCTGATGTATTTCCATTATTAAATGCAGTTCTTGCTTTATCATATAATTCCTTTGGAACAGATTCATATAGTGGTAATTCTCTTTTTGCATGATTTAACAATGCAATAAGATATTTATTTAAATCCGATCCAATTCTTATATTACAGTTAATTTTATCAATAACATTTGCTCCGCCCACAAATGGTTCTACATATGTATCAATATTATTTTCATCAATATATCTCTGAATAATCGGAACAATATGTTTCGCTATTCGAGATTTACTTCCCATATATTTAATTTTTTCTATACCAGAAAGTGACATGTCCTTAGTGCGCACCTAACTTTTATCCTTTCTGATTATTTCATCAACATTACATCAACTACTTCTAAAACACTCTCACACCATTTCTGGATTTTCTTTAAACATCTGTAAAAACTTCATTTCATCTTCTTTGTCTGTACACCACAACTCCAGGTCTTCACCGTGATTTCCGATCAGAGCAGAAACTGCTACGTACTGTGTCAATTTGGATTTAAGATTAAACTTATCTCCGTAAACGGATGTTAAGGTAACATCACCTTTACACTCATCTACTACTTTAAGAAATGTTTCTACATCTTTAATGTTTTTAATTTTCATTGTACTTATCTCTTTTCTCTATTCAGTTTTCAAATAAAACGTGGATTTTCTGACAAGAATTTGCCAGATTAGAAATGTAAACCTTCATCTTTTAACGGAATTTTTAATCCTTTAGTCAATGTTTGAATCATCTGAAGTACATCATTGTTATCATACACAGTGAACCAATCATCATCTCTGTATTCATCAATATTCCAATCAAAATCGAATACTTCTCCTTCGTATGGAATTACTTCTGTTGCACCAAACGGACCATCTGTGACCATAAGATTTCTTTCATCAACTGCTGTAAATACAATTCCACCTCTAGGATATTCTTGCATTAATTTCTTGAATTCATCTTTATAATATTCTTTCATTATCATTCCTCATCTGGTGTCCAGTACGGATCATACCCAATAACTCCACTTGGATAATATACTTCATCCATATTGAAATCTGGTTCACAATCTGCTAATGCCCACGATAGACAATTAATCATTTTCATAACTTCGGCTTTACTGAACGCTGCAAATAAAGCACCTTCGTCATAATCTACTTGAATATTTAGATCATCAGTTGCCCAATTAGTTTCTTTATCGGTTTTATTAACCCAATCAAAACCTGGGACCAAATCTAAATTACAATTATTTCCAACTTTAATCTTAATTTCTCCATCTGTTATTTCAGGTGTATATCCTACATAAACCGTACCGGCTGGAGCCTCAAGTAATTCTTTTTTAGTTAAAATCTTCATATATTCTCTCCAATAAAAAACATATTTTATGTATTATTACTGCATTGCCTCTTTCAGAATCTCTTCTGCATTCTCTTTCATGTAATTGGCAGTCTTAATGTACCCCTTGGTATTGGTCTCGTGTGTAAATCCTCTATATTTTACTCTAGCAGGACACACGCTAATAATATTTCCATCTGTATCCTGGTCAATAACAATAGACCATCCAAACACCTGTAAAATTGTATTTGCCATCCATAACATTCCGCTTTCCTGGAACTCTTTCCAACTTTTTTCTTTTACTGCAGCGTCATTCATTTATAATTATCTCCTTTATTTTATTAATATATTTTAGTACATCGTCTTTACCCATTTGTTTCAATGTTATTCCATTTGGAATTATTACAAAATTTGCAACGTCATCAAAGTTATTTATAATTGCATTGTAATATTTAAAAGCCACATCAATATTAATCTTATCATTATCAAAACTCAAAAGAATTAGATCGTTTTTACCAGGATGTAATTTTCTAACTCTAAATAATAATTTGTCCTCAACTTTTTTCTTCTGTCGTTTATTCATTTAATCACCAACTTATCATATAATATGATTCATTATACTGCGAACCATACTCTACTTTATAACCAAGTACTCGTAAACGAGCAATTGTTTCCTGCGACAACACACCATCATAGCACGTAGAATATGTTTTATCACCGTTATTCATAGCTTCTTTTATCTTTTTCTCTACTAAGATAAGTTCATTTTCCATGTTGCTCTCTATTTTTTTATAAGTTTCTTCTCTGGCTTCTCTTGCACTAATCATAATTACCCCTCACCACCACAGGTTTGCATAATATTCTGCAAATAATTTTAATCCGTCTTTAACCTTTTCATATTCACTTTTTTCTTTATCTTTCCAATCCGGATCTAAAAAATCAACATTGTGATCTTCAATAAAATATGTAAACGAATAAATCATTTTATCAAGAATTTCATACCACTGTTCAACACTATTCAAACGTCCAGGATAGCCATTTATTACCTTCTTATATAGCTTTAATCTTGGTATAATAAATTTTGCAATGGTACAACTAAGGTCCCAAGTTTCTTTATAATCCACATAGGTTCCATGTCGTTTTGCATATTTCTTTCTCTGTCGTTTATTCATCTATCTTATCTCCATACTTAACAAATATACCAAAACTCAAACCTGTTAGAAGTCCAAAGTCCCATTGAAGTCCAGGATCTTCTATAAATATAGGTAAAACCGTAAATAGTATCATAAATAAAAATGAAAATAGTATAACTGCAGCCTCTTTATTCTTCATCTTCGTAATCCCACTCTTCGAACTCACGAGTTCTTCTTTTTTCAATTACATAGGCTAACACTGTACATACATAAGTAATAGTTGCAAGTATAAAATTTAATTTAGTTCTGTTTTTCATTTATTTTTTCCTCCAATACTTTAATTGCTAATTTCAGTGCATTAATATTCAATTGCTCTTTACCATCTAAGTAATTGGTTATATTGTTTATAGCTTTTTGCTCAGGTTTTTCTTTTAATTTATTCCCTGTTTTTACAATTTCATAAACCTGATCAATATTATCTTTGGTCCATAAATCACTATCACACCATCTGTAATCACATCCATCCACTTTAATAGTTTTACATTCTTCACAGTTAGAACAATGATATGCCATATCTAAAAATTTATTTAAAAATTCATGTGCAGTCATTTCTCTATTTTGATTCAATAAATCTCTAGCAGTATCTGTAGCATTTGCGCCAATCCAATTAATGCCATTATATTTAAAAGTTAATACAATAGGTCCACCATGTTCAATTAATGGATTGTATGCAGTCGCTAAATCCCCATCGTACCATCTAATTTCTTGTTTTTCTGCCTCTTTTAAAATAGCAGCAGCCTCATCTTTTGTTGTACACAATACATTCTTCTCTTTTAAATCAATCATATTTTCCACCTCTTCACTTTTAATAGGACAATACAATAAATTATCTCCTGGACGAAGATATTGAAAATACTTATTAGTCAATATAATCATCATCCAATCTATTAGGATTCATATTACATTTAGGACATCGGCAAACATGTTCGCCATCATCGTCAATATAATAATCATCTCCATAAATGCGACACTCTTCGCAATAATCTAAAGCGTCTTGATACTCATCATATTCTTCAAAAGAATAATCATAGTCTTCATCTACATCATATTCGTCTGTATTATTTACTTCTAATTCACTCATAAATTCTTTAGTCCTTTTATTTTTTTAGCAAAGTTCTTTTTGGTGCAAACTTAATAATTTCATCTGCTAAAACTTGGCAACATTGAGTTCCATTACAAGATGAAACAGTATAATATCCTGGTATAAAACTATCTGAAATTCTATATACTATCTTGCACACTGTATTATAATTTTCTTTATACCAATTTAATTCTTTTTTCAGTTTTTCTAATTCAGTCATAATATTCCTCAGTAAAACAGTGTTTCTATTGGACTAATAATTTCTTGAAATATATGGTAAATGTGTGGTACAATACCTGCTAAGGTGTTTGGGTATCCAATACATACACAATGTACTGGCAAAATCTAAAATCACCTATTGGAACCGATAGGTGTTAAGGCGGATCAGCTCCTGCGTAAAATATTAGCTAGTAACTTGTTAATTTGCTATGTTTGAAAGGAGTTGCCTATGTTAAAGGAATTATTTAACAGCTGGAGCTTAGTCTTCAGTCTTATAGGTATAGTATTTGGTATTATCGCCAAACTACTATAATATAGGTGATTTCGCCAGCTGCGGTATCATACCACACAATTTACTTCTTGCTTAATTGTTACTTTGTTCTAATAAAAGTCTGATTCTGTAGGTCTACGATATATCCTTTTACATTTATTGTTTCATTTAAATTTTTAATACGATCCTTTACATGAATAAGATTATTATCTTTCTCATCAATTTCAAATTGCGGTTTATTTAAATATAACCCAGCAATTTTATATTCCTTAAAATCTTTATAAATTAGTGTATAATCTTTAGAATTATCATATTTTTCATATGTAAAGAAAAGTTTTGTTTTATTTAAAATTGATTTATGTGTGATTTCTCCAAGTTTACTATTTTTCATGACCCTTTGAATATCATTTATATCATCACGACAGTGGTCGAACCATTTTGGACCATAAGGAGTAAGCTTAGAAGTTTTTTCCTCGATAGTATTAATTCTTTTTATTAATTCTTCATACTTCTTTTTACTAATCCACATTTTCTTTATCCTCATAAAACATTTTTCTCAGAGTAACAATATCTCTTGGCAGCTCATCAGCTTTACCATCTTCAAACGGTTTCTTACACCAAACATAAAACTGTTTCTTACACCAAGCGTAGAATTCATTTGCCACCGGTGTAGTCAACAACGATGTTCTACTTGTATAACCTTTCTTTAAAGTCTCATGAGCGATTCCACGCATAAACTTCCAGAAGTTATAATATGTAAGTTTTAACTTAACCATATATCCACTAGCATCTTCAATTACAAACCCTTCGATCTTATTACCTCTGTACTCATAATCTTCTTCTAAAACGTCAAAATACCAATCATAAAATTCCTGCCATGTAGATAACTCATAAGCCTGTTTCTTAATTGTAAGTCCAAGTTCACGACCAACATGAGCCATGTCCTCATAGTTATATTTCTGAAAATCTATAGTGTTATAGATAATGTCCAGCAAAACCAACTTACTCTCCGGATAATCGATAATGTGTGGATCATGCTCCATGTCGCAGCATTCGAATACAAAAGAAACATCGTTCTCCTTAATATATTTCTTCATCTTTTCAAGATTCTCTTCGGAAATTTTCGTATAAACCATATCTCTCAACCACTCAGAGAATTTACCTTCAGGATCAGACTTACTTGTGATAAATAAGTCATCTGTATATTCATTCCAGGAAACAATTCCAAGAAATCCATTTTCTTTAACATAGGCAGCTACTGGAAACTGTAGTGTACGCTGCAGAGCATCAAATTTAGTTTCTTCTCGCTCGTTAACAGAAAAGAACTTTTCGTATGCCCTGGCTACTACTTTATACTTCTCAGAAGTATCCAGAAACAAACCTCTCGCTCTAATTGTTTGTGCGTTCCACTTCTTTTCATAAAATGCTGCAGGTGTAAAATTGAACGAAGAGATATTACCAAACTGCTTTTCAGAAATATATTTATTGTTCCTTAAAGAGATAATTGCATCAGCAACATTACTTCCTAATGTATCTTCTACTTTTTCTGGCTCTCTGAATACATTGTTCTTAACCTCATAGGATATACTTCCACCAGGAACAATATCAATACATCTCAGACAGCCACCAAACTCAACCTGTCCTTCCAAATCGTATACTCTTGGATTAACATTAATATCAAATTCTTTAGTATTTCTATGACCAAAAATCTGATAAGTATGTTCATCAGTAGTGGTGAAAAATGTATCAGCAACTTGCTCTACATCATTATATCTACCAACTCCATGAATCATTTGATCGGTTGCAACAAAAGTAAGATTTTGTGGGATTGTACTCAGACCACCGTGAGTAACAAGATATGTATTTCCATGATATGTATAATAGGCACACTGAGCAAATTTTCTACACAGCTGCCGAAGATCTTTCTTACTGAAACCGGCTTTATCTAATGCAGGTTTTGTAAATAATTCAAATTCTTTTGAAAATGACTTCTTATCTTCGCTATATTTCCTTAGATGAATTTCGTGATTGCCCTCAAGCAAAAGTACGTTTGGTTTATCCTTAATGCTTAAGAGAAACTGAACCACTTCCGCATTTTCAATTCCTCTGTCAATATAGTCTCCGCAAAATATAAAGAAGTGATCGTCCTTGATACCGCCAATTGCGTTCAAATATTTCTGTAAAGCTGTATTACAACCATGTATATCTCCTACGTGATGAATCACTTTATATTCGGACAAATCAATCTTTTTCATAAACACTTTATCAAGTTCTTCCGGCTTAATTACTGTAATACCGGACGGAATTCCCTGTGTCTTAAACCTACTATACATCTTATCAATAACAGCTTCAGGTACCTGTTTCATTGCAGCACGAAGACTATTTCTTTTCTTACATTCCTCGATTGAAACATCTGTAAAATCAACAAGAAAAATTCTGTACCTATACTCCTGACATAATTTCTTATATTTGTTCATTTCAGAAGTCTTGGAATTAGTTGCATCTATAACTGTGAATTCTCCACGCTGCATTCTAACCGCTAGTAGAGTAAATAATGTTTTCCAAACAGTGCCATCATTATTCTGTGTAATTTCTGTGTTACCATTTACAGATAATACCGGACTCTGACAGAGTAACCGAATATCATCTGCACATAATGTATATGGCTTTAAACCATTTTTCTCAATATAAGTGCTCTTACCAACTCCTGGTGCACCACGAAATAATAATAAAGTTCTCATCCTATCTTACAATCGTAAGAGCTGCGCGCATTTTAACCCATGGGACTCGAACTTATCCTTTCTTTTTATTCTCCTAACACAATTTTTCTATATTCGTCCGGTGTAATTTCACCTTTTCGTAATTTAATCTCTAAATCTAATCTATTACTTCTTGGATTTAATCCATTAATCTTAGATAAATAACAACGGATCTTATCAATTGCATATTCATTACTTATATGACATTTACTCTGGTCAACCAATGTTTCTCCAATACAGGACCATGTATGATCATATTCTCTAATTAAATAAATCAAATCATCCCTTGTGAGCTTGTCTAAATTTTCTTTTACATACTCCGGGAAATCTTTCATAATAATTCACCTGTTGCTTTCTTAATATAATTTTTCTGACCTAATAACGGACACCAATTTGGAATTTTTGTATAATCTGGGATAATGCTTATATTATCATTTTCATTTGCACCACAAACATACACATTTCCATGTAGTCCAAATTTCCAAAATAGACTTTCTGGACAATCATTGCAATGACTTATTGTAAACGTAACTTCATTCATTTTATTATCTAACATCCTCTTTATCATCAACTTTTTCAAAATTGAAAACAAGAAACTGCTTTTCTTTGTATACTTTCATTATAATATCACTCTCCAACGAATACTAAATCATCAATGTAGCTGCGATTTTCGCCTTTAAAAATAGGGATATTCTTATCTACTACCCATTTGGTTCGTGTAATATCATCTTGGGTATATTCTTTTTTCACACAGCAGCTTCCACGCTTTTTATAAGTTATAAGATCGTTCCAGTTGATATCTTTTTCAGTTAATAACATATTTTGAATATCATTACATGATTTATTCTGTAATTCTTTATGTGAAAAAATTGCTTGTCCAACCATTTGAATAGAATTGCGTGTGGCATCGAGTTGTCGCCAGTAGAAATAATTTGTTACTTCTTCTTTCGGAATATTGAAGCATCTTGAATCAAACATTGCTTTGTTACACTGAGAATAGTATTTATCATAATATTCGTCTTCTAATTTATCAAACATAGGCTCTGCTTCTTCAGAATTAATTTCTTTATTAGTAATTTTTTCATTAATCTTTGCGTATTCTTCCTGGAAACTAAATTCAACATTATCATAAAAGAACTTATTAAAAGCTAAAGTTGCCATACTTGCTGATATAGAACAAAGTTTCTGTACTTCATAATCAAACCAAGCTGCGGTATCTAATTTCTTATAATCAATAAGCAGTAAAGAGATTTCATCAGACTGAGTATATCCAAGTACACAACCCCCAATATTCTCACATAAGTATTTCATTGTATCTTGCATTGTTTTAATCAAAATATTATCAAAAGGTTTATCAAATGAACGACAAAATGTGTGAAATGCCCTACCATCAATTCTCAATACAACCGGACATCTTCGCATTAATTTTGTCTTTGAAATCTGCTCATAATATTCTTTCATTCTTTTACCAAGATCATCATTTACTGGCATATTATTTCTCCCTTCTTACATAGGATATACATATCGTTTCTTATCCATTGCTTCTAAATCTTCGTCACTTTCATTTCCGTAAATCACTTCACTATATGTACCAGAGTACGGAACAATCCATTGAAGACATATAACACAATTATCTTTTTGTGCAATATCCCTGGAGGCAATATAGTCGAATAAATCTGGTTTCTTATCGCATAAAAAACTTCTAATTTCTTTCATAATTCCTCCTATTAAATATCGTTTTTATCGTATTACCAGTAGCCTTGCTGCACACATTCGTAAACACAATCTGCAACAGTCTGAGAAATTTCATCTTTAAGAATTTCATTTAAGCCATCCATTAGTTTATTCAGATCATAAGCGGTTTCAAATGAATTAAGTAAACTTATAAAATATTTATAATTACTGATATTATCTTGAAGATATTTTATCCTATTAATTTTATTTGGATCATTTCTTATAACAAAGTCAAGTTCTTCTTTTAAAGATTCGATTTCTTTCTCTAATTTTTCTATCTCTTTATCAATATCAATCAGTCTCATTTCTTCTGCCCTTCTTTTTATTCTCAACAGTGTTCAATAAGTCCCAAATATTAATGCCAGTGTCTATATACTGCTCACTTATACATCGATTTATTGCTTCTTGTTCTTCTGCTGTTGTTTCTCTCATTTCAGAACAAAGGCTTTTGAAAAGGCTATTAATATATCTCATATTCCACTTCTCAATTGCCTTATTCTTTGCTTTAGAAATTTCTTCCGCTTCTTTACCGTAATTAATATCTCGTGTGACAATACCACCTCTGGCATGACAAGAGTTACAACGTACAGAAAAACTCATCCGAATAAAATTTCTACGAATGTCTTTGAATTTATTTTTATGCTCTACTTTTAGTTTATCACTCCCACAAAAGGGACATTTTAACAGTTCCATTTACTCACCAACCTTTTTGTCTGTACCATGAATTTCATTATATAAGGCAGTAAAATTTCTTAAATATTTATCTCTATATTTCTCATTTGTTCCAGTTTCAAGAAGTTTTATCATTAAATCAAATTCTTTATCAAACAATAAAAGAAATGCAGGATAAAACGATAACCAATCCATTGCCAAACAATAGAATTCGCCATTCCGTTCAAATGCTGACTCATATCCAATTTTATGAAATAATGTCAGTATAGAATCTGTAGGTAAACTTTCTGAAAAATGTTCTTTTATCCATTTAAGGTCTTTTTGTTGGTTTGTAATCTCTTCATATTTCCTTTTTAATTCGTCTATAAGCTCAACCTTTCCATCTTCTACAAACTCCAATTGACTATCGTTCCACCAAGAAGAACTAGATCCGTTTTCCATACTGAGAATTGAATATCCTCCGTAACATTTTCCGTTACCATATTTTTCTCCATAAGAATATTCTATTACAAACAACTTACCAATATCTTCTCTTGATTCATTTAACGATCCATGCCAATATGTATCAATCATTTTTACAATATTACCTGGTTTAAATTCCATTTACTCTACCATCATCCTTTCACCTACAAATTTTCTCACCTGCTTATTAATGTTTGCTGGATAACTTTTTACAACATCATTCGGATCAATAAAAATCTCTTTAATATTATGATCATCATCCAAAAAGATGCTTCCTACTGTTCCACCAGGAACTCTAATGTAATATGTCGCAGGATCTTCATCATCAAACAATATTAAGTCATTTATTACAATATAATGAAGTCGCTCATCTAACCCAGCTACTTGATCTAAGAACCATGTAATCTCGCAGGTCCATACTTTTCGCACTTCACCATGTATTTTTCTTCTCATTAATTCCATAAATCATTCTCCGTCATAAACCTGTAATGTTCCATCTGCATTGTAAAGTGGTGTTATGCCGTATTGATTATAACCACTGTATATAAAATATTTTACTTTTGTATCATTCGCATAAACAATTGTGTAGTTACCATCACCCCATTTTACAATCTCCGTAAAATATCCATTCGACCTAGTTGCCCCATTCGCGGTGTTGGCACTTATAGCTTCTTGATATGATTTCCCACAACCAATTACTGATATACAGATCAATCCGGCTGTAATTGCGGCTAAAATTTTTTTCTTCATTCTTTGAAATCACTCCAATCAAATTTTGCTTCTATTTTATTTTTACATCAAAAATTTCTTTTGCTCTTTCTTTAATAGCAATTTTCTTATCATTTAAATCTGCCACTGGCATAAATTCACAGTCTTCGATTACAGAATACATAAGTTCAACCAGCTCTTTCGCATCATGAATATTATCTTTTATGCGTTTTACATTTGCTTTCTCTTCTTTCTCTATCCAAGCAATAAGTTTAAGATCATCATGAAATATTTGCGAAATAGGCATTTTAGTTTCCATATGTCCATTCCTAATAAGTGCAAAAGGAATTTCATCTAAAACAAATATTTCTTTTATAATTCCCTTAGATATAAAATCGTGTTTTCTAATATAAAACCAAACAGTATCTCCAACCAAAAAATTTTTATCGCTCATAGTTTTCCTCCAAATCCCATATACCAATATTTTCTTCTCGGTATTCTTTAAATTCCGTCCCAAATCGTCCATATACCTTACCATCATCTTTATATCTAAGAAATTCTGTATAATCAGTGAGTAGCTTTGGACAATTATTCATAACCCATTCTCGTGTAGCAGTAATACAATAATTTGAAGACATATCAATTAATTCTCTAACTACACATAACCTGCTTTTCTTTACCCAATTCTCATCATCAAATTTGATTTGTAAATCATTTTTCATCCATAATCTGAATGGTTCATCGTCTGGATAGAACATTCCAGGAATCCAATTATTTAGTTCAAAATATATGATCTTATCCATCTTATTCCTCAATACAACATTCAATATCCGGAAACTCTTCTGATTCCCATTCTGCTCCACAAGTTTCGCATTTGAATAATAATGAATTCCACCACTTCTCTCCTTGAAAAACATGTTTATACCAAGGTTTTTGAAATCCCAATCTTCGAACACCACTAATTTGTCTAACACCGGATAATTTTTCATGTTTCTTTATCGCATCTAATTCGTCTTTAACTGTACAAAACTTATTCTCTCCACAGCATGGACATACACTATTTCTTTTAATAATTGTATCCATTAATATTTTATTTGGATCACACTTATCTGGAAATTTAGTTATTTTCATCCTCGTCATCCTCTTCATCATCTAATCCGATTAACCAGCAGAACTGATTTAATCCACCGATGTAAGCATTAACTGCATCACCGTTCTCATGGATCTCGTCCAGACATCCTCTGGCAATCACTCCAGCATTAAAATAATATTCCGGTGTATGTTCCTTGCTTTGAATTCTATTTTCCAACTCTTTTATATCAGCTGACAAATCAATATCATTTCGACTATAAATCAGCTTATCAAAGCGTTGGCACATAATTTTATAACTAACATCTGGACAGCCCATTTTTACCCCAATATTTTGCAATTTAACCATATGTATATACACTTCCGTAAAACATATTTTTTATCGCACTTCACATATAATATACTTTGTTTTGCTTATAGCTTCTTTTAAGGCATTCTCAATTTTCTCATAATCTTCCTTATCGACAATATGATTTGCAAGCCATTCTAACGATACTGTATCTTCAATTGTTATAGAGCCATCATTGTTTGCAACAATTCGTCTATTAGGATCTTCATAACAAATTTTCACTGGTTTATCTTGATCTTTAGGAAGAATAAACACTGTGTCATTTTCTGTGTAAACATATACATTCTTATCATTAAAAATATCCATCAATAACCCTCTTCAAACGCCCAACTACTACTTACCCAAGTTTCACCATTTAATTCAAATCTCCAAGCTCCCTTAAATCTCGGATGTGGTTCTACCATTACAATCTTTCCACGACACTGCGTAGCAATACCAGGACAATTTTTAATTCTCTTTTTTCCAACTTCTTTACAAAATGACATGTAATCATCTACTGCTTTATGAAATTCAAATTCAATATCACTGCTATGTTCGGCTTCAAATGTTACTAGGTCCTCAATGTCAACAATACATCCTATTTTTAAATCGTGATTAAACTTTGCATGGAATCCTCTATATTCTAAATTATTAATTTTATCCATATTTTTACTCCAACCATCTGTTTTCCAAATAGCAAAACCCGAACACGGCAGCTCCTGTCAACATAATCCATAATACCCAAAACAACCACATTGGAAAATGTGTTGTAACATATTTAAAAGTTTCATCTAGATCCATATTGTTATAATATTTAGTATTATTTATGGTTTTATCTTTAAGATTTGTGAATATAGTCCCTTTATTAACTGCAGGAACACCATAGTATTTAAATCTTACATGGTAACCACCACTCAATGTATCAATATAGTCTTTCCCTGGAAATGGAATTTTACTGCTATCAAAATCAATTCCACAAAAATTAATCGTTTTACAACTTTTATCTTCTTCTCCGGCATAATCCCAGGTCCAATATGTTTCTGTTCTTGTATGCTTTTCCCCTTTTGAGTCAGTAGTCGTAACAGTTCGAGTATGCATATTATAATGTTCTTCTACTTTTCTAACATACATGTATCCTCCACCAATTTCCGGATATGTAACTGAATCTACAGCTTTCAGCTCCCCATAAACAAATGCATTACCAACATTTGTGTCCATTCCATATTGGAACAGATCTGTATCATTATCTATTTGAATTGCCTTGTTATATTTAATATCAGATTCCTGTTGGCTCTCTGACCATTTCGTGCTGATCAGAAAGCCAAACATAATCATTAAGGCTGCGATTACAATACTTACAAGAATTTCTCTTTTAGTAATCGTAAAGTTCCGAAACTTTATGTTTTTCATTTTCAATCCTCAATTTCTCTACAATTTTTTCATAATATTCAGGGCATTCCTTTTCAAATTCTTCAAATGGTTTATACTTACAATTCTTAAAAACTTGAATCGCATTTTTGTAATTTTCGTAGCCTTCTTGTGTGTGAGGAAATATGCTTGGACTCAAAGATCCAAATTCAAAATCTTTACATTTTTCACATATACAAGGTGAAATTATGTAAATTTTATGACAATCATTTTCTTCTATTACTGCATAATATTTACCACAACCAAGTGTCACATAAAAATGCCTATCACATTTTTGTTTCTTTTTCATAAATTAATCCTCTCCAAACAAATCCTGTGGTGCATCCTGAAGGTCGTCACCAAAGTCTAATAGTTTATAATCCTGTTTCTCATATCCAAGAAAATCAAGAAACGTACTCTGTGGGAACGCACGAACATAACCATTATAAATTTTTACCTGTTTATTATAATTTTCTCTATAATTTGCGATTAAATTTTCAGTTGTTGCCAACTCATTCATAAGCTGTTTATAATTCTCATTGGATTTTAATTCCGGATATGCCTCAGATACTGCCTTAATAGAAGTTTTGATTTCTGCAGCTTTATCGTCATCAGATGAACGACCGTCCACGATTGCCTTTAATGTATCATATTCATGTTTATCATAATTCTTTACGCAATCAACCAGGTTACCAAGTAAATCTACTCTTCGCTTTTCCTAAATATTTATGTCAGATTTTGCAGTTAACACCTGTTCTTCCATATTAATAGCTCTATTTTTATAGCTCTGAACTCCAAAGACAGCCATGAGAGCTACAGCAATAATAATTGCAATTGCGATTAATACCACTTTCCAACCGGTACCTCTACTTTTCATTTTTATCTCCTTTACCAACATATTTCATTTGTATATGTAGAATTTGTTTTCTTATTTAAACCAGCAAATTTATTTATTATTGTTTCTAATTCGCAGTTTTCATCAAATGATAACAAATTCTGTGTTAATATTTCTACTAATAGCCTTAATACATACTTAGTATCATCCACACTACAAGAAAATAGTTCAGGATCTTCTACAGATAAAAACAATCTTGCGTACTGATCGGATGATGCTAAATTATATAATTCTCTTTTTAACTTTTCTTTATCCATCTTTATACCTCAAAATATCATTGTGTGTTTCACCATCTGATTTATAAATATTCCAGCCTGAGAATAACTTCCCAAATTTATCATCATCTATTCTAAATTCGTTGCAATGCGTAATAGTAATAGATCTTTCACACTCAAAATCTCCTACATCTGCTATAACTCTCTGATAAAGTTTATTTAAATCTAGTTTTCCATATCTCAAAGTATCCTGATGATGGTTTGGAACATTTGTCTTATCATACATTTCGGCATTAATTTCGTCTTTATTGCATTCTGTTGGAAACGGACCAGCACCATGTCTGGTTAAATATGTACGTGTTACATAACATACTTCTATATTTAATTCATCATTCCAATTTACTCTTTCAATAATTTCTTTTGGATTTTTCAGACCTGTGTTAGATGGAGTAAGATGTGGAAAGTATTTTAGATTGTTCTGATCGAGTAATAACCCTTGAGCTGCCTCGAAGATAATGTGATCAAATATATTTAGAAAGCTTTCATCCCTGGTTATCTCAATATGGTCATTCATAAAATCTAAGTCTTCAAGAAAATGTTCGTATATTCCTTTGTCGTTAAATAATTTTTTCCAACTATCAGATAACACAATTCCTTCTTTTTCAAACTTCTCAAGGTAATAATCTTTTACCTTATCAAAATCGGTAATGTCACTTTCATACCTCTTAATGGTTTCAAAAATTCCTAACCCACAACTGCCATGCTTTTGTTTTCCACGATTTTCTTCAACAATATGATTTGCCATCATATCGTAAGGTGTTGAAACCATACAGTCTGAATGAGCATAAACAATAGGAACTACACCTTTATTTATCAGTTCTTTAAATTCTTGAACGAAAATAAGTGGATTTACAATGAATTCTTTTGGCAAATATGTAACAGCCCCATTAAAAGTTCCAGAACCAAAATGATGAAAGACATGTCTGATTCCGTCCGGTGTCATTACGGTATGTCCTCTTTGACTTCCACCATTAGAACACACTACAATACTATTAGGTTTCTGTGAAAAGTAATCAGTCATTAAACCTTTTCCTTCATCTCCTGCATTTGCACCAATCACAATCTTAATGTCTTTCATCATCTCAATCTCCTATTTTATTTTACCAAACAATTTCTCCGTTTTCATTTGTAACTACCTGATCAATAGCTGATACAGGTGCTATATAACTTTCATCCTTTTCTGCTGCACCAACAATAATATTTACGATGGTTTCTGTAATGTTATCAAGATTTGCCTTTTTAAAATGTTCCTCATCAAGAATTGATTTAAAGGATTTTTCAATATTTTCTTCATCATAATTACGACCATGATTTACGTGAATATGATAAATATCAAATTTCTTAGTGGTCTCTTCAAATAATTCTGGAGTCTCCACATCTTTTTCAAGATTATCACCGAGGGCATCTACTAAACCAGAGCGTCTACCATGCATCGGAAGATACGGGTTTATTCTCTCATCGCCAATAGTAATAATAATTCCTCGTTTACCACGATTCCAGCAATCAAGCTTAGTATGATGAAGTCCAAAATACCAGGCAGCTGTATAAGATTCATACATATTTCCACCACCGCCAAACTCAAAGTAAATTTTATCAAGTTGCTCTGCGATACGGATATCAGATTCAAACTGAGATACCTGAATAGGATAATAATCACAGCTTAAATCTCCAATACCCATAATCATAAACTCAACGTCTTTTATATTTTCATACAATTTTGTCATAATGCTATTGAGCTTCTTAGCTACCTCTACGGCAGCTTGTCCCATTGATCCAGTTACATCCAGGGCTAAAATCACTGGCAATGTATTTGGGTGATCATCAGAATCACAACATTCTCTAATAACATCTTTTGGATCAAGTGCAGGATCTAAATCTCTTGCCTTAAACATTTCTTGATTAGAAACACTTGAAGTAACAAATCCTAACTTATCAGTTGTAAGTCCTTTAGATGTTGAATAACTTCTAAAACTATCTGTATCCCATGTTCCACATCCCATAATTATTCTTCCTCCTCTGCATCTACATTATCATCTTCATCTGTGTTATCTACGGTATCAAAATCAAACATTCCATCAAACATATCACTCATATTTCCACCCATCATCATAAACGGAAGCATTGAGTTCATATTACTCGCCGTTCCAGTAGAACCATTTCCATTCATCATCTGAGATAGCATCATATATTTGAAAATATTGTTCATTCCGTTTTTACCCTTAGTAATATTACTGCCAAGTAAAGAAACAATCTTTCCATAAAAATATGTATTTCCCATAAATACATGTCGCTCAGGAACAATATTCTCTACAGTAGAATCTTCATAATTAATTGCCGTAATCATATTCTTCTCTACTTTAATAACACATTTAGGCTTTCCATTTGCAAATATAATATCACCTGCACTAACTTTGTTTGTTGGAATAATAAAGAAGAAATCCTGTCCAATATCAAATGCAAAATTGTCACAATTTGTAAGTCTACCAGTCTTCACATTATAACTTTTATAACCATTAGATGTTTTTACTGCAATACCGCCACTCATAGAAAGTCTGCACATTCCGTTACCTACTTTACCAAACATACCGTTTAAAAAATTGTTCATCATAATTATCTTTTCTCCTTTTTTTATTTATATATTTTTTATAATGCTTTTCAGCTATTATTTACTTCCAATTTCTTTTTCATATTCTTCTTTTAATTTCTGTAAATCGTTTTCTTTATTTTTTATATCTGATTCCAGTTTACGAATTTTACCTTCAAATGCTCTAATTCTGTTTTCACGCTCTTTTTCCGCTTTGAGTCGTTCTTGCTCTTCTCTATATTCCTTCGAAAATTCATCATTCATTGCATCAACATTTTCTTGAGTAATCTTTCCATCACCACGAGAAAGTAAATCTTTCATATATGTCTCTGCTGTGCTATATGCTAATTCAAGATTTCTTTCTTTAAGAAAAATTCCAAATCGTATATAGTGCCCCTTGTCATAAGAAACAAAATTGTATAATCCAATATTTTTTACACAGCATCTACAATAGTCACTCTCTGGAACATCGTCTGGAAAATCTTTTCTTTCATATTTATTAGTCTTATTAGAAAATTTAAAAGAAATGCCATAATGATAAACAAATTTATATTGACTATAATCAATATCACTTTTTAATCTTTCAAGTGGCTCGATTTCGCATCCTTTTATTGCACTATATTTATATGCTTCGTCTAAATCTTCTGTATATCCTATTAATTCATGATAATCATAATCATAGTCAATAAGCCCATATAACATTTTCTTGCCTCCATTTAATAAGTAATAAAAGTTTCGTTTGATATGTAATTTTTTCATTTTTTGTGAATTTTCTCAAAATGCCGTTTTCGCAATCCCTTTGTTTATAAGGGTTTTACAAGGGTCATTTTTCCCATAAAACTGTTGTTTTATGTCATTACCAGGTCATAAATTTTTCCAATCTCATATCTACAATCTTCCATTTTTGTTCTCTTATAAAAGTCGCAATAACAAATTCCATCGTCAGCAATTACATACTCAATCCCCTTAGTAAGTAGTGAAGTATCTAAAACTCCTTTTAAGAAAAATACTCTAAATTTATCATATCTTCTAAGTCTACACCAGTGAGAATCCGGCGTTTCTTCGTGATCAATGATTGTATAATCATCCTGCTTTAGTCCATATTTCATATAAAAGTCAAATAACTCTTTCTGGTTCCAGAACACATCGCAGCGGATTCTAAGAGAAATAAATCCTAAATCATTGCACCAGTCTGTAAACTCTTCAAACCATTTTGGAAAATTAGGAATGTATTTATGGATAACAGAAACTGCTGAAGTGGTAATCCCAATTTTTCTTAAACCCTCGATCATTTCTGCATATTCCTGATCTGTAAATGTTTTAAATCCCATTATATCTCTGCGTTCATCCAGGCGGTAATCATGAACAGAAATATTTACATAATCAACAACGCCTTCCAGATAAGGAATACTTTCTTTCAAATGAAATCCATTTGTTGTCATTGTTACTCTTTGAACCTTATTCTTAATATTCTCTTCTTTAAGCTGTGTCAAAACTTTCTGTAAAAATTTAATATCAAATGTTGGCTCATTTCCTGTTATATCTAAAGAGATAGGATTTTTATCTCCTATCTTAGAAATAATTTTATTTAATGATGATAAATAATTATTTAAAAATTCATCCTTCTGATTTTTCAATACGCTAGATTTATAATCTTTCATATAACAGAAAGTACATTTTGCATTACAAGTTCCTGGAATCATAAGTTTTATGGAAATTACTTTATTATAATCTGTTCTCTCTATATAAACCATTTATCTCTACCTCTTTACTTAGCTATTTTCTCCTGCATAATAATTTCATTAAACAATTTATTTGCCAAGAGAAATGTCTTATCGTCAAAAGCAGGAATATCATCAGTAAGTTCTTCTAACAACTCACCAACATTGACTTCTTTTCAATTTCTATGTAAAACAATATGGTTATTAACCTATTTCATCAAGCTACTCCTGGACTTTCGAGTTTTACATCTATGTAAAACAATATGGTTATTAACCTACACAGAGCCGTGGCGGAAGTATTCTGTCGTTTTACATCTATGTAAAACAATATGGTTATTAACCCTCAAGTATATTTACATAGACTTAGTGAGTGCCAATGACCTCACCATATGGTAAACCAATAAGACAATATTGGCAGCATTCCGCCTTGAGTACAGTCATGCTTAAAATTTACCACATACATCTAATAATTAATGTATGCATATGCGGCAATTAAGCCGCAATCTTTTCTTCTTTTTTTACTGGTTCAGGAATTCCATATTTTTCTCTTGCAATCTTTTTATCTTCTTCTGTGATTTCTGATTTATTATCCATAAATAAATCGCACATAGCAATGTTTCTTGCAGCGTTATAATCTGCATTCAATGTATATCCCTTACCTTTATTTTTAGTGTGTGATTCGCATTTATCATTATGACAATCAAAATATTTTTGACCTTTATCTCCTTTTGGTCTATTGCCTGGATGCCAATTACCGCATACACTACATACTTGAGATGTATAACATGGGTTAATAAATCTAACAATTATTCCATATCTTTCTGCAAGAATTTTAATATACATCTGAATTCGATAATAACTCCAATTCTGAAGTACTTTTTCATCAGCTCTATATCCTTTGAGCATTTCTAAGTTAATATATTTTGCCTTATTTTTTAGTGCAAACATAACAACTTTTTTGGCTACTTTATGGCAATATGTATCAGCGAAATTCTTTTCAAGTTCACTTAAGCGATCCATTGCTTTCATCTTTCTTCTTCTGCCATGACCGCCCCTTGCATCTCTTAATTCGCTTTGTAATTTTTTTCGTCTATTTTTAAATTGAGTTCGCTTCTTTAATAATTCAAGTTTTTTCCCAATATATTTTCTTGGATATGGATTATTATTTAATGCACAAACAGCAGGTACGGCAAGTCCAAGATCAACTCCAACAACTGTATTTTCATCTAATTCGATTGATGTATCTTTTGGAATTTCAACAGAAAGATAAAGAACTAAATCTGTATTTTTACCAGTCTTTTTATTTCTTACGAATCCAATCTTGCTCCCTCTAATTTTATAATATTCTTCAAAAATTTTCTGTAATGATATCCTCACCTCATGTGATTTGCATGGATTTCCAAGAATGAGTTTGAATTTCATTTTGTCATATCCTTTTTTGTACGGAAGCTCTAAAAATAAATTTGCATCATAAACATTCATTAATGCTTCTACAAACTCTAAATATGTATTATACGAATGCGTTATTCCAATTAGATCATTTTTCTTGTTGTAGAACAAGTTTGGTGGGATAGTTAAAGGGTTAGAATTTTTAACACTCCTGAGTTTATCACTCATACTATAAATCACTTTTGTCATTACGCCTTCTGTATTCCAGTAGTCTTTTATTTGCTGCGTAACATAAGCCGGTGTACTAAATCCATTTGCAAATTTTTCATAAATCTCTTCAGGATAAGCACAATAATCATCTAACTTATCAATTAATTCCTGAATATCTTCTTTTGATAATCCAATAAATTTCTTATACATATTATTTATTGAATCTGTTTTCTTTTTAACGCCTTCATCGGTCAAAGGCTTCTTCTTTTTGCTATTTGATTTTTTAAATTCCTCAACTTTATTATCAATATACTCTTGCGTAATCGGAGCTGCTTCATATACTTCTTTCAATCTTGCTTCGGAAGCCATACTTGGATTAGGTGTTTGATGAGCTAATTTAAAATAAATATCTTTTATCTTGTCTTCATTCTTATGAAGTACATAGGCATCTCTAGTCATAGCAAGACCATAATTTAATGCTGCATTTTGTGCCCAAATACTATCACGTAAATACTGATAAAGCTCTTTATAATATTTATCTCTTAAATTCTCTTCTTTAATATCACAAATTGGAATAATTTTAATTTTCATCGCTTTTATATATGTATTTGATTCTTTATTATTTTTCTTCATAATTATTATCCTTATTTTTATTATTTGCACTCATTTTATAGAGTAACAAAACCAGATCTTCCAATGCTTCAGCTAACTCATTGTTTTGTACTCATGTTATTTTATAGAGTAACAAAACCTAAATGACAATGATTCCAGGGAAGCTTTGTTTTGTGCTCATGTTATTTTATAGAGTAACAAAACCTTCATAGAATAACACTCTGTGAGGCTTTTGTTTTGTGCTCATGTTATTTTATAGAGTAACAAAACCTCAACTATTTTATGTCTTGAACTCTATTAACATAAGTATTAGTGAGTGGAAATATCCCTCACCATTTGGTATACTGATCAGATAAAATCAGCAGCATAAAGCTCAAAATATACCACAATCTTTTCATATTAAAGATTGATTATTATATGTAATTTATTCAGTTTTCCATTTACATCCCAACAATCATATATATCATCACCTCACAATCATTGCTTCCAATTTCCATTTTTACTTATTCCAGAAATTCAACTTATGCTTCTTTATAGAACTTACAGCTTATTTCAAACATTACCTCATTTTTATCTCTAAACTGCTTTTCTACATTGCTTTCAAATTTATCCTGATATTTCTTATACTCACAACCATTATCTTTCTCACATCTTTTACAATCATGTTCTCTAATAACTAATTTACTCATTTTTCTATTCTTCTTTTATAAATTTCTTTTCAGATAAAACTCCAATTTTAAATTGTTGCCTTTTCAAAAAGTTCTTCACAGAATTTAATTTCTTCAGCATCATCGACAGATACAATTAATCCGTAATTAGATTTGATAATATATAAAATTGCATCACAGACTTCTGCTCTATTTCCAATAACAACTTTTACATTTTGTTTTCGCTTATCAGATATATTGTCAATTATCTTTTTTGCATCTTTTGTAGTCACTCCACAATAATCTGTTCTCGCTTTCTTTTTTAATATTCCAGTTAATTTTATTCCAGGAGTATAAATGACACCCTCTGGCCATTGGTCATATTTATTTCCATCAAGATCTTTGAAATCAAGTGGTGAACAAAACATCATTTCGTCCCATGTCTTTTTTTCATTTCCTGTATCATTCACACCAAGAAATTCTTTAAATAATCTAAGCATTTCTTTTTCTTCCGGAAAGAAAATATCAATTTTCATTACTGCGCACCATCTTTGAAAATTACTCATTAACTGTCCAAATCTCCAGTCTGGGGCATTACTTTTCCATATTGCAGCTAATTCATTACAAAATTTATCAATTCTATTTGGATCTCTCATAATTTGTCTCTCCTATTTCCCTAAAATCATTAAAATAATCGCAAGTGCCAAAAATACATGAGCGGTTAAAGAATAAGCTCCTCTAAGCATTATGGCATCTTTTTTTGTGTGTCCTGCTATATAAAACACAACAAAACCAATCATTGTGCAAGCTATGGCTCTCATCTTCTACCTCCAAAAAACATTTCATCCATCAGCATAAATGCCAACGGTACCACCATCGTAGTTAAACAATAATATTGCTTTGTGGCTGCCACAGATATTGCGGTAACAATACTGCAACAGATCCACATCATTATGTATACAATTGCTCTATTCTTCCTCATATCAAACCTTCTTTAAATATTTTAGAAAAATAACCATATATCTTTTTATCAAATTCTCTTGCTTCTAATAATGTTTTCAGTTGATCATCGGATAACTTTGCATACATTTTTAGTTCATCAATTATCTTCTGCATATTTTTCATCTCATCATTTTTAGAATCAAGTTCCATTTGCATACTATGTAATTTATCGTGTAATTCAAACTTTACCGAATTCAGTTCATGGTTTAATTCTCTGATTTGCTTTCTATACTCAGCTTTTTCTTTTTCAAATGCTTTATCTTTTGCAGATAATTGTTTCTTCATACTAAATCATCCTCATTTGGGATCTGGAACACCTGGTCCTGATAATAGATAATCTTTGATGGTTCGCCATCAATAATTTCAGCACTCTGTTTCTCTTGTACTCTATTTTCAAGCAGTATAAGAACCCTATCTATACTTTCCTGTTTGCTAAAACTTCCACCAGGAATCTTATCGAAGTACAACACATATTTCTGTTTACCCCCTTCAGTTTTTCTTTCTGAATAAATATCTGTTACATTAGCCAGATTAATAAATCTTTTTCCGTTCTGTGCTTTTACAAACATATTCATTCCTCCTTTTACAACTGATCGAACTGCTTAAGTAACTCATCTGCAACATCAAGATTGTATTTTTCATCCAAATTCTGAGGATACTGCAATCCATTTGAAACTGCTGAAATGTGATCGTACATTCTTGATGACAAATCATTTGCCACAATCATCTGTACGATAATCATTTCGTTTTTGATTTTTCTTCTTTTCTTTCTGATCTCCAGGATTTTCATTCGCTGTTTATAAGCCGTTGGTGCATTTGGATGTTCATTTTTCTCTATCATATGTAAAATAATATCCTGCGCCTGGTCGATCAGACTTAACTTTTCGCTCAGATAATCCAGTCTCTCTTGAGCTTCCCTTTTTATTCCATTACAGGTACTCAGCTTCTTGAGCCAGTTATCTATGTTGTTTACATCATTTACTTCTGATTTCTCTTTTGGTTTATTGTCATTTTTTATTTCTGTATAACAACCAGTTTTCTTGGCATGTTGTGCAGCTCTCATCAAAATCTGTTCTTGTTTGATTTCTTGTTCTGTTTTGCCTTCAGTCAAAGGTTCAAGCTCAAATTTATATAACCGCATATTTTTCGGTGGACTCTTAATGAGATTTCTTGCCTTTTGGTCATCAAAAACCTTTGCTCTAGCTTTAGACCCAAGTTTCATTTTGCTTTCGCTGTCAATATACACATATTGATAGTTATATCTAATTAAACAACTCACATATTCTCACCTGCCTTATATAAAAATAGAGTGCCAAGCTTATCACCTGACACTCTAATCTTCTTATTTGATATTTAATTTATTCTTATTTTCTATTCTGTCTTCTCTGCTTCTGTCTTTCTTTTCGAATTCTGTTTTTAGCTTTCTGATTTTTACGAATCTGTTCTGCCTTTTCTAATTCTGCATCCTCCTGTAAAAATGTCTGCACCATATTTTTAAGATACTTAATGTATTTATCAAGTGCAATACCGGTATTCTTATGTAATAAATATTTTGCAGTTATTTTTGCTTCAAAAGAACTCATATCAGACTCAAACGGAAAGTTGAACCTTTTATAAATTGCCTTTGCAGCAATAATATTGAATGCTACACTTGGATCATACTTATCATTAGCAATTGGTTTTGCTTTAATTTTTCCAACGCTATCTCCAAAATCAATTACAATTGTATTTGTCGTTGAATCGTAATAAACCTTTTTAGGAACTAAACTTTGTTCGTGTCCTGCAAATCCAATTCTTACATTTAATACATTTCTCTTACTTTCGTATTTCTCTTTTGATCTGCTGCTCCAGTGATTTCTTTTCATGTTTTTCTTTCTGCATAGTTTTATCCTCACTTTTCTTTCCATCGTATAATTTTAAATAATTCTCATTTACATTCTGTCCATAACCGTATTCACAATTTCCATCACAGTTATGTCCATCAATGTACTCTTCAAATTTAACTCCATAAGATGTACTTTCATCAGACCAATATGAACAATGCACATCACATATTGTTCCAACCAAATTAAAAAGATCTTTAGAGTAAACAATTGGGTTTGATATATTACCATTATGTGCAGTTACAACTACCTTATCTCCAATTTTAAATTTACCCATAAATAATCATCCTTTCGCTTCTAAAAATTCTGTTTCGTATTTTCTATAATCAACACCAGGAAATCTAGTTCCTTTATAAACAAATGGACATAAATTATTTTCTTCATCTTTATATTTTTCATAGCAAAAATAACTTACGTCCATATGTGTTGGTTCCAGATTACAGTGTGTTGTTATTTCAAATTTCCGTTGTACTTTTTCTGTGTATGGACATCTATAACACTCTGCCATAAAATTCTCCTTTTCTTTTATAATCCGTAATCTTCCAGATCAATATACTTCAGCGAATCCACTACTCTCTGGTTCAAAAACCAGTTGGTCCAAGGATTGTCTGCCCAATATTTTGCATCATAAACTTCTTTATTCCATTTATATACATTTTGAATTACATTTGCCTTGGAAACATCTTCATATTCACTTGAAATAATCTGACATTGCTTTATAAGTGATTCATACTCAATTTGCTTTGAATGTACTTTCTTTTCGGTATTACACTGCTCTATAGCTATAGTTGGAATACAAAGAACTAAGCCGGTTATTGATAGGATTATTAGTACTGCACATATAATATCAATATAGATTTCAGAACTTTTTTTATATGCAATAAGAACAAAAGCAATAAGTAACATAATGACCAATATTAATATAATAATCATAATTTAATATCCTTTCCGTTTTATTCTTCACAATATCCTTGATATCCTGTGTAATAGTCCTTTTTACAATCTTCACAGGTATAACCTAAGTGATCTTTCATAAATTCACAACCATTACAGGCACAAGCTTCACATATCATATTTTTTGCACATTTAGGAATATCAAGATGAAAATCCTTACAATATTTGAATAAATCAATTATGCCAGAAATTTGAAATGTATTATGGTAAACAAATTCTTTAAGCTCTGTTCTTATAGATGGTATAGAAGGTATATTAGACCAATTTTCACTCTCAATTTTTCTTATTATCTTATTTAATGGAAGATAATATTTTTGGCACCTTTTTTTATATATTCTCTCCCATTTTCTATCTAAAAGGTCTTCTTGTAATTTTCTGCAATAATCTATATCGTCTTGTAGTTTATAAAAATCATTTTCTTCACCAGGCTCTAAAATCATTCCACATTCTCCCACTTGCAGAGCACAGATTTTCCTGTGCTCAGTTCATCAAGTTCACTTTTCTTAATATAATTCCAAGCATAATACTTCTTACCGCAAATCAAACACTCCATAGTCTCAAGTCTCATAGGAAACCCACTCTTGTCAAACTGGATCACATTTGATTTTGCGACAATTACACTTTTTGGATGTCTACAAAATATAGCCATATTTATCACCACCTACCTTACGCTGTCTTATTTTCTTTGTATGTTAAATATGAATTAAAATCTTCCTTCATATCATCGAGAAGTTTCTGAACATCATTTTCTGGTTTTGTACACTGGAAAGCATAATCTTTAAACCAATTAAGAGCATCTGTATTTGTATCGTTATCATATGTATATTTTACGAATCCTACCATTGCAGGAACGTATTTTGCCTTGAGAAGTGTAGTACCGGCTGGAAGCTCCAGACTCCATTCATTCACTTCATCCAGGTACAGATCCACATCCTCAATGTTATCTTTTGTATATTCATCAGCTGTGATAAATTCCTGAATTGCCTTATCAGAGAAATCTGTCTTTCCACATACTGTCATAAGTGTCTGTGCAGCAATTCTATCAATATCACTTCCCATTGGAACGCCAAGTGCTTCCATTAACTCTGTGTTCTCAAATTTTGTTGCAAATGCATCAAATCTGTCTGTTGTCTCAAAAGATTCAACAATATCTTCCTTGTTAATATGGAAGAAATCCATCATAAGAGATTCAAGATACTCTAATTTGCCAAAGATTGTATTTCTGTTCTTTGTAGATTTATTTCCCTTAATTTCATCGAAAGATTCTCCATTAATTTTGGTTTCTCTTAACCCACCAATAAATGCCTCTAAAAACTCTTTAAACTTAGAATCATCTATTTCAAGTTTTGAGAATTTATCGAATAAAGCAATCCACATTGGCGCATCTTTTTTCTCAAAAAGTTTTGAAAGTTCATCGTTGTCTTCAACTAATGCATACATTCTTCCAAGATAGTTATCGAGGAGATTAAACTGTTCTTTTTCACCATTTGTTTCCACATATAAAGCATTTTTCTCTGCATTACTTTTCCATTCATCTTTAAAAAAGATAATCATTACAGTATCAAGCATTACTCTCTCTGGATCACTGTTCTTTTCAGAAGCTCCATGATAACACGGAAGCTCCTTAAAAAACGGATTGGACCTCATAATTTCTTTTGTCCATTTTGCAGTCTGTTCCATATATGTAACGGATTTCTGATTTTTATTCATACTCTTCTGGTTGTTATATCTTCGAATGTGATAACCCATTCTACTTTCTGTACAGTTTGAATGCTCTACATAAATTACTTTGTAGTTATTAAATCTTTCCTTAAGCTCCATAGGAAGATCTTTATAGCGCTTTCCACGAAGATCAAACTCAAGCTCTTCCATAATTGGATAACCATCTTCATCTTTAACTACATTTCCGTTTTCATCCTTTTTGGTTGCCTCGTATGGAACGATATAATTTTCAAGATTTTTCCCAAGAGCAAACACATTATTATAGAATGTATTCCATGCTTCAAATCTGTTTCCACCATCCACAATCCACTTTTGAGACGGTTTACCTTCGCGAATTTCTTCACAGATTTTTACTGGATCAATATCTTCACCTTGTACAGTTGTTACAATTGCCTGGTCACGAATCTGATTATTCCACTGAGTAGATTTTCTCTGCAGCCAAAAGTCTCTTCTAATTTCACCTCTATCCAACTTACCAAGAAGAGTCTTAAGAAATTTCTGATCTCTTACCATTTTTTCGTTTTTGTTTGGTCTGATACATAACATAATTAGTCTTCCTCCAATGCTAATCTAAATTCTGAAGTTCTCATATCGGTTACATAATCAAAATACTGTTTGTTAGTAAGTTGCAATCTCTCTTGAATCTCATTTGGTTTATAACCATCAATCATCAGAGAAACTATTTTCTTTTGTGTTTTATTGAGTTTGTTAATACATGCTTCTAATTTTGATGCTTTTTTATTCGAAAAAATAATGTCTTCAACATCTTTTTCACATTGAATTGTGTCTGCATATGTAATATCTGAATCAGAGTCTATTTTGTCATAGATACTGACAGTTTTTACTCTCACGCTTTTTTTGACTTTTTCGCCATTTTCATCACGTTTTTCAGGGTCCCAATTTCCGTCACCACCTCGTTTTAACGAATTGAGACTGTAGATGTAACTAATAAAGTCAAACTTAAGGCTGTTATATACGTATCCAATTATCTTATTTGGAGTATTTCCACCTACATTTACATCATATTTCTCTAAACTTTCTAAAATTGTTACTCCTGCAACTGATTCAAAATCATCTCTGTAACTATAAGGAACATCATTCCAAATTTTCGTTAAGATTTTTTCACAAGTACCTTTAAGAACTTTTCTGTTATCCTTATAGAAAAGCTCAACTATGTAATTTTTCATTTCCTTTGTAAGTGGTACAACTTCTTTATTTTCTTTCTCTGATTCCATAATTCATTCTCCTTTTTAACATTCAAAATTTGCGTATACTAAATACACTATTCGCTTCTAAAAAGAGAATGAAATTATTCTTAAAAAGATAATAATTCCATTTTTAGCAAATAGCATATTTAATATACAGTTATACTCACGGAATTTCTCTTACTGAATAGCAAGAGATTAGAATTGGAAAATATTGACATTTCCATTGAATTGCTACATAATATGTATGTATCCATCCGTGGGTACAGAAAACCCTGTCCTATCAGCCGACGGTCGCCAAACTTTCTGCTGGTAGGGCATTTTTCTTTATAAGATCAATGTCGATTAAAAATCAGAACATTTGTTCTTTTATGTATTTGATTATACCACTTTATCGTACCAATAAAAAGGTATAATTTAACATTTTCGAACTTTTGTTCGATTTTTTTCGATCAGAACAGAATAACAATAGAGCTGCATGGAGAAAATTTGAATTTCCCTTTGATTCCATGAAGCTCTATCTTCCTGATATATTCAGAACCGCTATAAGTAATAGTCTTTGCATTCTGAATATTTTTCTCCACCCTCCTCTTGCCAATTTTCTTAGATTTTGAAGATATACCTTTCTTCTTGTTATAGTACATTGCACAAACTTTACTTCCTACAATCCCTTTTATAAGTTCCATTGCCTCCACCTTATTCAATTCGCACATATTTGCCCCTCCTTAACCAATTTACAGAAAAGCTGTGTAATCTTGGTCCATAATGGATTTCCATATCTACTTTTTCCAGTAAGATTAGCCATATATGTTCCAATAATTCCATCTTTATCTGCGGTATTATCTACTACACCAATTTTCTGTTTAATACGCTGCTTTGAGATCTGTGTAATAGTCTCCCCTAATACCATCGAATCAAATTTCAACCCATTCGCATTATTCTTCCTAATTATGTAATGGGTTGGCTGATTTGCTTTCTTAAGTTCCTTTGTAAGCGCCATTACAAGAACAGTTGGACTGTGAATGTTGCCGGTATCATTTTGAATGATTATCACAGGTCGTATACCTTTCTGCTCAGATCCTATGGTTCCTTTACTAGAAAGATCAGCGTAAACAATATCAAACTGTTTGTATTCGTCCACTACTTCTCACTTCCTTTCGTTTTTAGTATAAAAAAGACACCACATAATGTGATGTCTAAGTATAATCATTATATTTTCATTCTGTTTCTGCAATATCATAATCAGATCCTGCAACAAACTCTCCATCTTCATCTGAATCAAAATACTCTAATGCATATTCTTCAATATCATACATTCCATTCGATTCTTGATAACTGCATTTGTATTTTTTCAATGCATCTAAAGCCTTTTCTTTCTCATCTTCATTCCATCGAGAAATCTCTTCTGCATCAGAATCATTTCCCCATATTGTATCACCAGGCTCAAAATTTTTATATTCCCTTGTCGTAAGGAATGCCGTTCCTTTTAACAACCTAATTGTATTATAGTAACTCATAATTTCCTCTCCTTTATCAAGTCTCATCCAATCGGTGGTTTATCCAGCATGTGCCATTCCCAATCAATTGGAATTACTTCATCTGCCGTTTCCATTACTGCACAATCCTTATCACAACCATCTTGTACACAAGAACAAGCCATTTTTGTCTTCTTCATTTCACCAGGATAACCGTCATACTGAACCAACCATAGTCCTCTATAATGCATTCGCTTGCAAAGTCCATATTCATATTCATATTTTGTTTGCCTTATTGGTGGCTCTTCCATAGCGTTATCTCCTTTGCTCTGTTAAAATAGTATTCTGTCTTTTTTATCAGAATACAGGTGATATTCAGGTTCATTATATATAAATGGGTCGCCATATTCATTATAAGACACTAACGTTGCAAACCTAAATTTACTTTCATCTGGTGAGTATTTACGTTCCCAATCTATGGTTTCTACCTGTTCTTTAAATACCATTTTTTTATATAATTCACTTTTAAGGGCAGCCATTATAAATTCATCATTGAAAATCACATTATTATTATGTTTATCCAAATATGTAAAATTCTTTTTTATTACAATAGGATGAAACACATCATATATTATTTCATACACTTGATAAACAAATATATTATTTAGTGTATTTTTATAAAAATTTTCATATTCCTCAAATGTTCTGACAGGTTTTCCACTCATGCACCACTTATGAAATTCATTAAATACTTTGTGAGCTTCACATTTCATTTTAAAAAGATAAATTTCATATTTATCTTCTGCCGGCAAAAGCCCATCAACGACTGCTAATAAAATATTTTCTTTATCTTTCTCGGTTAACTTGTTCTTTTCAACTATGCATTTATCGTATATAGTCATCAGCTGTTCTAAGTATTCTGCTTTCACGAACTAATACCTCCGATTAAATATCTGTTTTATTAATCAATCTGCATCAATAATTTCTACCGTAGTTCTTAATATTTGCGATTTTTTCTTGATAATTCTAAAAAACAATGTATATATTTCTCCGTCCTCATCTTCTACTGAAATTTTTCGGTTTCTTAAAATTTCAGAAATGTTTCCAACGCCATTCCAAATTTTACCAATAGGATATGTGTCTCCAATATGCATATCATGCCCTAACTGAATGCAATATGCATATTCTGCTAATATGCCAGATGTGTATTCATCATATAATGTTCTCATATGTCGCCTCCGTTCAAAATATATATGTCGCAACCCATCTCTTCGCACTTGCAAGAGATTTACATTCCGCCAATTTTGTATTACAGTTCTTTCCACTGTATACTCCAAACTTCTCACCTTCATCGTCGATCCAAACGAATCTTCCATAATCCGGATGATTTATTTCAGCAGCCCATTGAGTTGGATTTCCGTTGTCATCGTCACACTCGTGAACTATGTTCCATTTTAATCTTGCCATCTTATATCTCCCTTCAAATCGTCATTTTATATTATAATTTTTCCACAGAGTCTCCACTAACTTCATCTAGCCATTTAAGCCAATCTTCATAATTACTTGGATATTTCTCTGGATTTATATTTATGTCATTTAATAGATAAGCCATTTGCTCTGTTTTAAATTCCCTTATAGCTTGAGATTTTGTATTGATTCTTCCATATTCGTCTATCATTTTATATCTTGTATGATGTTATTAGAAGCAAAAACAACATACTTCCTTTCTTTTTTTGTTTCGTGGTTTAATACATTCAGATA